CATGAGGCAGACCCAGACCAGCACCATGATCATGCGCCAGCCGAGAAAGGCAGCCATAGCGGCAAAAAAGGCGGTAAGGGCGGCTTTTGTCATCAACAGATTGTCGTTCATTTTCTTTTCTCCTTTGTGTTATTTTCGGGAGGGGCAATGCCCCTCCCCAGACTGTAGAAAAAGTCTAAAAATTTAGAATGTCATTGCGAGGACCACGAGGAACATAGTGACGTGGTGGGACGTGGCAATCCGTATCCCCGAAATCTAACAATTTTGTATGTACTTCTGTCATAAACAGAATATTTTGGAGAACGGATTCCCACGCCAGTGTGAGCACTGGCTCGGAATGACACAGTTTTTCGACACACTGCGGGAGGGGCTATACTCCCCTACAGGGGTAATATATGCTCTACGCTACATCCACATGGACGTAGGGGCCGTCCCCGATGATGTAGGTGTAATTGGTCCGTGGGTCACTGCGGGCCCGGTCATAGAGGGTCTGGGCGCTGACTCCCTGGACCATGAAGTCCAGAGCCTTTCCATAGAGGTGCCTGGAGTTGCTGACACCGCCGGAGTTTGCATTGTGCCGGGTACACCGCAGGCCCGAGGACGGGATTCCCGGGGCACCCAGATCATGGCGGATGTCATCCACCAGCTCCACCAGGGTCCGGTCCGGCTCTGCGGGGAAGCCGCTGCAGTACTTTCCGCCGCAGCGGCAGCGAAACTCCTCCCGCTTCCAGTGCTGGATGGTGGCCCAGAAGTCCTCCTTCAGGTCCATCACCGCCTGCTGGAGGGTTTTGCCCGGGTGGTCTGCTTCAAAGGCCGCCAGGGCACTTCTGGACTTGCTGCCCCAGATGCCGTCGATCTCCCGGTGGGGATAATAGCCCAGGGCAGCAAGCAGGCACTGCTTCTGCACATCATTCATAGGCAACACCATAGTGGTCGAAGAGGGCTTTTACCCCCTCGTCCTTCAGCAGCTTCTGCTGCTGGCCCTGATTCAGGGCATCGTACACCGTCTGCAGGGCGGCCCGGGTTTCCCCGTAAACCGCCTGGGCGGCCTGGGTCCATTTATCCATCGATGCTCACCCCCAATGTGTTCAGCGCAGTGTGCATATCCAGAATTTCCGGCAGCATGGCTTCGTACTGGGCCTGGGCCGCATCCAGCTCCCGGAGGGGCTTCCAGGGGTATACCGTTCCCTTTCCCGGGTCATGGCAGTAGCCCTCCACGAAGGCATCGCACCTGCCGTCAAAGAAGTCCAGCTCACAGGGTATCCTGGTGCCGTCGTCCGTGACATGACAGCGGTGGTTAGAATCCACATATATTGTTCTCATTTGCTCCACCTCATTCCAGCCACAGTTTCCGCATGGTGACATAGCCATAGTAATTGCGAATCCAGAAGCCGATATAGTACTCGCCGGTAAGCTCCGAGATGTCCAAAGTATGGGTGGTGTCATTTCCCGTTGTGGAGCCACCGATGTATGCAGCAAGATTGTCGCTTAAATCGAATCCATGGGGCTTCCAGATGCACAGTCTGGTGTTGCTGCCACCGTCATTGTTCTGAAGGATCCCCGTAAAATACAGGGTGTCGAAGTTGGTCAGATCGATCTTGCTGCTGGCACGATACACAGATGAACTTTTGGCGCTGGGTACGATGTGAACACTGTCACCGTTGTCCGTCACGGTGGGCAGGCAGGTTCCCCAGCCTTCGTAATTGATTTCCTCCGTTCCGATCCATCCTCCGGTTACGGATTCATATACATCGCCCAGGATGTACAGTTCTCCGTTCCACCAGCCGCGCCAGCTGCCGTTCTGATAGCTTTGGGCTGTCACGTCTGTCCATGCGCCGGAAACATACTGCATGGCAGAAAGGGGATACACCTGAATGCCGTTCTTCTTCAGGGCGTTGAATTCTACCGGACTGAGCGTGCCTGTTTTGATCCAGACCAGTCCCTCCCTGGAATCGTTTGTATGATACTGCACTTCCATATACGCCCCGGCATCGTTGTAGATCGTGGTGTTGGGGTAGTTGGTATGCAGGGCAGCGTAGGCAGAGAGTTCTTCGGCGGTCAGAGAAATGTGTTTTTCTTCTGCAAGACAATAAAGAAATGCTGCATTATTGTCAGCTATCCATTGATGAATACCATTTATACTTGCTTCCGCCAAAGATGCTACAGGTACAAATACCCATAATTGCGAATTTTGAGCGTAAAAATGTGGGCTATCCATAGTATAATTCGCTACCATGGGTAAGTGCGTAGATAATCCAAGAGGAACTGCAGTAGCCTTATTTTTAATAGTGAGAGCAGTTCTGGCAACATTGCCAATCTTGTCATATCCACCACCGGACAAATCCTCTGCGGTAACTTTGATAACCCTCTGCACATACACCCCCTTCTCAAAGTCCACCTCGTCACAGATCCACTGCTGACCGTCTTCGTCGGTATAGTTGCCTCCGGAGGTTACGGGGATGCCGGGCAGGCCGTTGGGAGTGGATACGGTGGCTGCGGTGCGTTTGTAGGGCTCGTATTCCGTTGGGGTTATTCCTCGTTCTATCTGGATATTGGCGTTATTCAGGGCTGTCAAAGTATCTTCCGTCAGGTTTGTTCCACCAAAGAGAATATGGATATAAGCACAGCCATCGGGTATATCACCAAAAGTCATTCCACTGATAGAGCCACCGGTAAGCAGCGTTTTATTGGCATCGTATTTTCGGACCGCTATCAGAGTCAGACCGCTGGGAACACCGCTGATCACAAACGTGCCCTTTTGACCAAAAGCGAAAGAGTCACTCCTTACACGGGTTGTATTTGTACCGGGTGCGTTTTCAAATCCAGATCCGTTTTGCAGTGCCCACCCTACCTTTGGCATTAAATTCTTACCGTCGAACTTCACACCCACACTCCCCTCATCACCCACGCTGATGAGAGGAACAGGATTTTCCGGACGGGGTGTGCCGTCCTGGGTGGTTTCGCCGTAGAGCTTCAACCCCCGCAGTACAGAAGAAGCGGCATCGTTCAATGTGATAACCCTGCCTTTTGCGGTTTCCCAGCCGCCGATCCCATCCGGTTCCCGGGATGAAAAGCCATAGCCGGTTATTTTTTGGTCTGTATGGACCCAAATGGTATTCTCTTTGGGATTTTCCGGGGCGGTGGTGCCCCCCAGGACCTGAAAAGCCAGGTCCGGGACACCGCCGCCGGTCATGTTAAAAATCATGCTGTCACCTCCTATGTCAGAATCAGAATGTTGACGGTCAGCAACCGTTCCGGCGCTTCCTCCGCGGCAAAGGTCAGGCTGCCCTCCCCCTGGTACACCAGGCGAACGCCGCACTCGGTGTAGGCGGTATGGTTCTCAGACTGGGGATCAGGGCTGGCAAGGATGTCCATGTTCTCCGTATCGGCGGTGATGCCGGAGACGGAGACAGTCTGCCGGCCCTCCGTCCAGGCGGATGGCTTCAGGGTGACGGCGGTGTGGAACCGGCGGGCGTCTACATACTGCCGGGTGGCGGGTTCTGTGGGGGCCTCCGGCTGGGGCAGGTTGGTAATCTTGCTGCCCTGCATATCGATGTCGCCCGTCAGCTTGCCTCCGGCTCGGGGAAGTGCGGCTTCCGCGGTGGCTTTGGCGCTGTCCGCCGTCTGCTGGGCCCGGGCAATGGCGGCGTCGGGCTTGTTGCGGATGAAGCTGGCGTGGGTTTCGTCGGTCTGGCCGTAGTCCGGCCGGGGTACAGTGGTACCCACGGTGTTGCCTCTGACGATCATACGGTCACCTCCGTTATGGCTGCCTGAAAGGTCAGGTCGGCGTTGGGTCTGTCGCCAATGGCGTAGACGGTGAGCACCCCGTCCGCGTTTTCCGTGGTGAAGGCCAGTTCTTTGCTTCGGAATGTCTCCAGCTGGTCATAGGATGGCAGCAGATCCACCTTGCTGCGGATGCTGATGCCCTCCAGGGAAACCTCCTGAGAAAAGGGGCTGACAGCCCCCTTCCAGTCCGCTTCCGGCAGAGTAAGCTCCGCCAGGCGTATCATGCCTGCGGAGATGGACCCAAAGGGACCCTCCATGGTGACGGTGATGTCACCGCTGTTTCCGTAATCGATGGCCATTACAGCACCTCCTTGCTCTTGCTCTCCCGGATGGAAATAGCAGGCAGGGCCTTGCCCTCCACCACGCCGTTTTTCCACAGAAGCCGCACCTGTGCCTTGACGTTGCCGGGCCAAAGATGGTGGGTTTCATGCTGGGTCAGAGGGAAAAACCAGAGGCCATCCTGATGGATCAGCTCTCCCCGAAGGTGGGTTTTTCGCAGCTTTCCAATGGTTATTTCCAGATCTATTACATCCTGGTGGGTCACCGGATTGCCCGCGTTGTTCAAAATGCGGATTGCCAGGTAACAGGCATCACCCTGCATCATACGAAGCCCTCCTTTCTTTAGTAGCTCTCATGGGTGTACCGGTTGGGACTGACACGGCTGGGCACCACGATTTTGGGAAGATACACCTTATCCTCCTCATCCTCCTCATCCTCTTCCTCCTCATTTTTGCGGACAGTGCCGCCGGAGGATACGGCGCCGGAGCCACCGCCGGTGGGGGCAAATTCTCCCAGGTGGTGCTCGTAGTCATAGCGGCGGATGTCCTCGTCAAAGGCTGCCATCCACTGGTCGTCGCCCACCGCATCCCGGTAGGCGCTGTAGTCGAAGCCCCGCTCGGTGTCGTAGCGGCCTGCCAGATAGTCCCGCTCATTTGCCCACAGCCCCAGACCGTCCTGATAGCGGCCATAGTCCAGGGCTTCCCGGTCGTAGAGGGCTGCGTAGCGGTTCATCAGGGCCTGACCCTGGCGGTCATAGGTGTCCAGGGCCAACTGATAGAGTTCCGGGATAATGTTGTTTAAGTTCTGCATCTGGCTCTGATAGGCCTGCTGGGAGGCCTGCTGGGCGTAGGAGTTGCCGTAGCCTCCCGTCAGGGTGGATGCCTGACCCAGGGTGTCCAGCATTGCCAGCTGTCCTTGATTTACATAATTATTTCGATACTGGTTGTACAGAGGATCGGTATTCAGATCGTACTGAAAAGCCTCCCGGTTCAGGATCTGATTTACCGCACTGTCCAGGCCAGGCATCCACTGGGATTCGTAAGAACCGGGTTTGGAACGCTGGTGTTGCTCCAGTTCCTCCCGGGCTTTTTTGCTGCGGTCCGTCTCTGAATAGGACCGCTGGGTGTAAATGGTTGCCATATTCCCTCCTTGGAAACAGTATAAAAGTCCTTTCGCAGGGGACGGTTTTCCCATCCCATGGGCATTCGCCCCTAACGGCACCTGTCGGGAGGGGCAAGACCCTTCCCCACAGATGGCGCTGCTTGTCATTTCAGCAGAAAATTCAATGCATCCACCAGATAGCGCAGGTAATTTTCCAGCTGCTTCCATTTTTCCTGTTCGGTTTTGCCGGTGATGCTGGGGTAACGGATTTTCATCAGGAAAGTTCACTCCCCTTTTCAATGGTTTTTGTCATGGCGTAGAGCTTCACGTCCCCCTCCCCCTGAAACCGCAGCCGCAGGAAATCGCTGCGCCGGGGACGGATGGGCACGGAGAAGCTGCGCAGACTGCACTGGCGGATGTTGGCCAGGTGCACCCAGGTTTCGCTCTGGTCGTACTGGGCAAAGATGCTGAGTTTGGCCCCGGGAGCCAGGTGCAGCCGCAGCGTAATGCGTGAGATGTACTTCATGTCCGGGCTGTTAATGCCCAGTTCTCCCGTCTCCGCTGAAAAACGGACGGTTTCCTCTATAGGCTCCCCGGAGCCCAGGAGGGCGAGAATCTGCCGCCTGTCCGCGTCAATGGCGTAGAGCTCACTGCCCAGGGCAGCGAAGCCGGATACATGGAGATTATCCTCCCGATGCCAGAAGGAACGCTTGGTATCGTAGACGAATAGGTGGTAACCTTCCCCTCCGCGCATACTGATATAATATTTGCTGCCCTGGGCACCTGCCACCGCATCGGTATAAACTTCGCCTCCAAGGGCGTAGCTTACCTCCAGCGGCAGGCTGCCATCGTAGGCGCAGACTCCGCTGTGGGACTTGTAGTAGAGCACTTCACCCACGATGGCAAGGCTCCTGTGGCAGCCGGGCTGAACGCCACGGCAGGCCATGTCCTGAACGGAAAACTCGGCGGGTACACTGCCATAGACCTTGTGCAGACAGTTCTCCTTGAAGAAAAGGGGCGTACCCAGGTGGGTGATGGCCCCGGTGAAAGGTCCGTCGGAGCCCAGGTTTACATAATAAGAATCGGTGGACAATCCCATAAAGCAGTTCCAGTTCCGGAAATCTCCCAGCTTGCTGGCATAGAGCCGGTTCACCACTTCCCCCCTTTCGTCCAGGCCGTAGTGGCAGCCCCAGAGCCGGTTTCCGGACTCCACAACAAAGTCCATTTGGGGCATCTTCCGGGCTACGGTGACCTGGGATTCCAGGGTGGTGTTTTCCGCCAGCAGGCCGGTGATGACCAGATAGTCTTTCTCCACCGCCTGGAGCACGAAGGAACCGGTAAGGTCCTGGGGAAGGCCCTGAATCGTCACGCCATCGTACTGGCGGAAAGCTGCGCCAATGCCCGGATGGGCGATCTTGACATAGGTGGTGGCCACGGCGGACCAACCCTGGACAGCCTCTGACCACTGCTTCAGACTGTGGGGCCTGGCAGAGGTGTCCAGCCAGTAGTCGCCGTTTTCCGGTGTTTCCGGGGCTGCGGGCTGGGTAAAGGCGGGAGTGAAGTCAGTGCCCCGCTGGTCGCAGAGGGTCAGACCCGTTTCCCCATCGGTTATGAATTCCGCCTCCAGATTCCCCCGATCCTCCGGATTGGCGGTGTTGATGTAGCGCTTGTCCGGGAAGATCAGCACGTAAGCGCCCATGGAAACAAGCTGCTTGGGGTTATGCCCATGGGCTGTGGAAAGGCCCATGGGAATCCGGTTATCCCCCAGCACAAAGTCGCTGCCGTCCACATAGCAGAGCATCTCCTTGGCGATGAGGCCCTGAGGTGAAGCCGGATTTGCGTAAAGCCCTCGCTTTTTCCGGGGCGACAGCACCGGATAGCGGTCGGAGGACAGGTTTTCCATGCGGAAGAACTCCCCTGCCCCGATGCGCAGGTTGTGGTTGTACCCCCGGAAGGCGTCCACGGTAATGCGCTCCGTGGGGATGGGTGTGAGTTTGGGATGGTACATACTACCCTCCTCAGCCAAAATTCCACGGTTTGCCCAGGGGCATATGGGTGCGGTTGTAGTGGTTTACAAAGGCAGCCCAGGCAGCCTGGAACAGGGTGCTGGAATTGTTGTATTTCTCGATTTCACCGTTACAATAGTCTATCTCCGTTTCCAGGTAGCGCAGATAGATGTCCTCGTGGGGGCCGGAAACCAGAAGAGGCCTGTCCCGGTCGGTGTCGTCATCATAATTGGAGAACGGCTCCTCCGGGCATCCCTCATGGGTTTTCATGATCTCATAGTAGATCCGTTGCTCCAGCAGGCTCAGCCAGGCGAGCTTCTCCGCATCGGAAAAGGTGTTGTATTTGCTGCTGTCCAGCCGGACAATGCATTCATGAATGGTCATAGGTGACCTCCTTACTTGTGGGCTTCCTCGAACAGGGCAATGGTCTCCATCATCTCCTCCTGGTGGCGCAGCACTTCCGCCACAAAGTCGGGCACCTCCACATCCACACCCCGCTTCACCAGACAGGTGTAATTATTCACGGAGACGAATACGTCCTCCTGCTTGGGGCTTAGCCGGGGAATCCGGACGGTTACGGTTTTGTATTTTGCCATATTGTTTCCTCCATATTTTTTTTTGCACATCCAAAGCCTCCCTTGTGTAAAGGGAGGTGCCCCGCAAGGGCGGAGGGATTGTCAATCCCCCAGTCAGCTTCGCTGACAGCCCCCTTTACACAAGGGGGCCTTTGGCACTCAGTTGGCAGCCACGCTGCCGGAGAAGGTAGCAGACTTGCTCTCCACCCGGACCAGGTACTGCTCGATCAGCAGTTCGGCGGTCTTCAGGCCCTTCCAGCCCACGCTGGATCTCTGATCCAGGGGATCGGCGGTACCGGCGCTGCCCTTCTGCTTGACGATGGTTTCCAGGCCGCCGCCTGCCACCTCGGTGGTGCCGTAGGCACCGTCGCCGAAGAACAGGGTGCCGAAGACACCGCCCTCGTAGACCTTGGCTTCGGTGGTCTGGACAAAGCGGACGCCGCCGATCTCGCCGATCTCGCCCTCGTAAAGATTTTCAGGCTGGGCGTACTTGTGGGCATCGATCCACTCGGGGTCCCGCATCAGGTCATACACGGCGTAGGGGTGGATGATGGCCACATACTTACCCTGGATGGTGGGGGCGTTCTGGGCACGGAGCTTGGCAACCACCTGCTGGACCACCTTGACGGTGAGCTGGCAGGTGTCGTCCAGCTGGGCACGGGAGGTGACGGGAGTCTCGGTGCCGTCGGCATTGCGCTTGGGGCAGTAGGTCACATTGGTGCCGGAGTGAAGGATGTTGCGGACCACGGTGTCCAGGGTGGCACCGCCCTGGCGGCCCAGAAGCTTCAGGGCCTCCACGATGACGTTATCCACGGCGGTGAGCTCCAGCATATCGGACATGGTGACGTAATCGCCGTACTGATTGACGGTGGCGGTGACGGTATTCACCTCCAGGGACTTACCGTCAGGGGTGACGCCCTCCTGCAGAGGGGTCAGTGCCTTTGCCAGGGGCACGAACTTGCGGAATTCAATGGTCTTGCCGCCGTTCTTGGGGATAGGCCGCTTCTGGCCGAACTGGTCGTGGACCAGGGCGGGAGCCGCCTCGTCGATGAGGGTCATGTCGTAAAAGGTCTTCATTTCGGCGCTGAGGCCATCGGAAACGGTGGTCTGCACCTCGTTTGCAAAGAGCTGAAGAGTATGGATGTTCATAGGCTTTTTTCTCCTTTTCATTTTTATATGCCTCCCCTGTGTAAGGGGAGGTGCCCAGTGCGCACACTGGGCGGAGGGGTTGTCAATCCCCCAGTCAAGGTGCTTTTACAAAGCCCCTTGACAGCCCCCTTTGAACAAGGGGGCCTTAAAAGCGGATGCGTTCGCCCCGGGCGGCCCGTTTTCGGATATTCTCCCGGTCAGAGCGGGACATGGAGGCAACATCGTAGCGTGTCACCGCGGCGCTCTGACCGGAGGTGCCGTTCTCGCTGGGCCGGTTGGGACTCGCCATGAGCTTGTTTGCCAGCATCTGCTGGGCAGAGTCGGCGGCCTGCTGCAAAAGCCGGTCCTTGTGCATCACAAGGTAGGCAGTCTCCACATCCAGGCCGGAGCGCAGCAAAGAGCGGAATCTGGGGTTCTGACATTCTATGTTCATGTCCAGTTCCGGATAGGTCGTTTTGGCCTCGTCTGCCTGTTGGCTCCAGATGTCGTACTGCCGTCTTGCATGGAGCTGGCTTAGGTGCTGGTACTGGTTATTTTTCAGTGCCGCGTTTTCCTGCTCCAGGGCGCGGATGGCTCTCATGTGCTTTACGTCCAGGCCCCGCTGTTCCGCCTGGCGCTGGTAGAAGCTGTTGTCTGCCTCCACGGCCCGGGCCAGGGCGGCCATGTCGCCGTCGGCGGTGCCGTAGTGTTCACTCAGCAGCTTCAGGGCCGGGGTCAGGGTGTTGAACTTTTCCACCGTTTCCCGGCTGGACCGCAGCCGCTTGTGGATGGTGTCCTGAACCCTGGCGGCATACTGGTCCTTGTATTTCCCCCGGATCAAGGCATCAAACTCCGCACCGGGATCGGGAGCTGCCTCCGGCTGGGCGGGTGCCGTTGTATCGCCCGTGCCCTCCGCCGCCGGAGCAGCCGCTCCCTCGGAAAAGAGCTGTAAAAAATGGTATCTGTGCATAACATCTATCCTTTCTGTCCCTTCAGGGGACGATTCTACATAATGAAATGTCAAATTCTCTTCGCGTAGGGGCGACCATTGGTCGCCCGCAAAGGTCGGTCCTGGTCTGCACCCAACGGGAGGGGAAACGCCGCCCCTACGCACAGTGTCCCAAATTTACACCCGCAGGACTTCCGTCAGGGTTATGTACTCCGGGTACTGTCTCGCCAGGGCGAAAAGGCCGCACTGGACTGTCCAGAAGCACATGAGCACCTCTGCAAGGGCAGTATTTCTGGGTGTCACCACAACCAACGCATCTCCAGCCTCCAGCCGCACCATGGGAGGCCGGGTCAGAAGATCCTGCTGCATCAGCAGCTGTGCACTCTGCCCCGCCGTCAGGGCCAGGGCCGACACGGCGGCACAGACCAGATCCTCTCCCCGGGGGGCCGCCGCTGCGTGACCCCGAATCCGGAGTTTCATACTGCCCCGCTGGGCATCAAAAGAAAGCTTTGCATCAATCATTTCAGTCACCTCGGAATGTTATTTTCGGCAAGAATCTGCCTGGGTTTTACAATATTGGGATTTGCGTTGCTGCCGGGGATGGTTCCGGCAGGAGCCCCCAGGGTCTGGGGCATCATCAGAGCATTTTTCCGGACAGCCTCCACCACGAATTCCTTCCGGTCAAAGTCCATCATTTCAAGGCACGATAATGCCTGCTGAGCCCGGGCGGGGTCAAAGAACCCGGCACTGTAGAACTGGAGGGCCAGCTCATTCTGGCTGAGGCGGGCGTAGGGACTCTGCTTTTCCGCCGTGATCTCGATGTCGAACACCGGCAGCCGCAGACCCATGTCCAGACCCAGCTGTTCCCCCTGGGGCTGGGGCTGGAGCCCGGTGTTGGAATAGCTGACAAACTCCGTCCGGCCCTGGCCCGTGATGCGAAAGCACCGGGGTGCATCGTAAAACTGCCTGATCAGCTCGATGACCAGCAGGCACACCTTGCGGAAGGCCCGGTAGCTGGCCTTGCAGTGGTCACGGCTGAGCTTGCTGCCCGCCTCCTGCATGGCGGAGATGGCTGAAGCCGCCGTCACACCGCCTGTAATGCCGCCTGCGGACACATCCCGGTTGCCGGTGGTCTCCTTTAATTCGTCGATCTTGTCCTGGATGACCTGGACGTAGATGGAACTTAAAGATTTGCCCTGAATGGGCTTGATGGAGTCCTCCCCCAGATTGCCGTCCACATGGACAAAATCCCGGGTCAGGTCGGCGTACTCCTGCTCATTCACCGCGCCGTCGGTGCGGATGAAGTGCCGGGGCTTGGCGTTTGCAAGCATATTCATCAGGATGGCCTGGTTGCCCCGGTCGATGTACTCCTGGGCGGACTTGCCCACATCGATGTAGCCGAAGCCGCAGGGGGTGCCCTCCACACTGAAGAGGGGGTCAAAGACGAAGGGATACTGGCCGTGGTGATACCAGCCGTCGGCGAACTCCGCCTCGTTCTCTGTGGCGAAGAGCACCGTCTCCCCCACGAATTTGCAGTAGTGGAGCCTGCCGCCGCGCTTGTAGTACCAGTCGATGACGGCGGTCTTCTGGCTCACATCCACGGTGTCGTCGTAGGAGTATTTGGCCAGCTCTCCGGTGTCACCCAGCTTTCCGGTGAGCTCCGGGTAGCGCTCCAGCAGCACTTCGTTGTCCATCAGCTCCACATGGAACAGGTTCCGGGAGGCCTGAATGTCCGTAATGCCGCTCTCCCAGAAGAGGTTCAGGATGTCCACCTTGCGAACGGTGATGTCTCCCAGGCCGCCCAGCTTCTCCTGGTCCCAGAACACGCCGTAGATGCCGGTGCCGGCTTTCAGCTTGTAGTCCCATACATTGTCGTAGACCTCCTCGAAGTCGTTCTGCTGCAGCACCACCGGCACGATGGCACTGAGCATTTTTGCCTCCGCGATGTCCGATGCCTCCCGGGGCAGGATGTTGGGTGAGGGGAAATTGTCCATGGCATCGGCGTGCTTGTTGGCAATGCAGTTGAAGAGCCAGCCGGAGCTGGGCTCCACGGCACTTTCGCTGCCCTTGCGCATGGTCTCCCAGTGCCGCAGCTTGAACCACTGCTCGTTCTCCACAATGCGCTGCTCCAAATTCCGCTTGCCCTCCCGGTACTTGTTCAGTGTCTCCCGGGCACTTCTCAGCCGCTCCGCCGTCACCGGCTGGGGCTTGTATTCCATATCTTCCATATTGCTCTCCTTTTCTTGTAGGGACCGGCCTCCCGGACGGTCCGAAAAGAATTTTGACCTCGATGGGAAAAATTCTTTATCGGCACCATTTTCGAATTCGCCAAAGTACCCTTATTTTTGAAATCCTATACTGCCGGACCGTCCAGGAGGCCGGTTCCTACAACCTCTTCCCGGATTTCCAGCCTGGGCCGGGGAATGGCCCTGACCTCCTCCGCTGAGACATCCAGCAGCAGTTTCAGCTGCCCATTTTCCCGCTTCTCAGAGGCCATCATGTGAGGCTTTACCGGCCGGGACATGAGAAAGTAGCGGCATTCGTCCGCCACATGGTCCTCCCCGTCGGTGTCCAGGTCCTCAGGCTTTACATCGTCGTATTGAAGCAGCGGCACCGTCCTGCGGAAGGCCTCACAGTTTCGGAAAACGTACATCCTGGGATAGCCGTTTTCGTCGAACTGGAGCCGATAGTGGACCTGCATCCACCCTGGCAGCCGCTTGTTGTCCCCGGGGCTGAAATAGATGCCATGCTTTGCAGCCGTGTCGGCGATGCTCTCGCCGGTCTCCGCGTCCCAGATGGCCGGGTCCGCAATGCCCTGAATCCGCTTTCCCCTGAGCCACCGGTGATCCCCTTCGATCCGGGCGATCTCCGAAAAGACCTGCTGAGGCGTCCAGCGAACGCCCTCATTGGGGGTCCTGGTGCAGCCGTAGAGCTCCAGGATCCGGTATACCACCCCATCGTAGTCCACCGCCCACCAGCCGCAGCTGAAGGGCCGGTTGTAGCCCCAGTCGAAGCTGCGGTATATCCGCCAGCCCTCGGGAATCTCAAAGGGGTCGATAACGTGGGTATACCGGCGGTCGGCGTAACGCTCCGGCACATCCAGAAAGTCCTCGAAGAACTGGCCCTGGTACACATCCCAGCTGCCGTAGAGCCAGGCCTCCCGGATTTTTGGGGGCAGCTTCTCCAGGGAGCGCAGATATTCCGGCTGGCAGCGCATCAGGGCCTGGTTGTCGGTGCAGAGGGCCTGAATGAAGGCGTAGTCCTCCGGATGCTCCTGGGGGGTAAAACGCCGGTCGATGAAGAGCCGCTTGAAGTAGCCGTGGCTGGGCCCACCGGGATTCAGGGTGTAGTACGTCCGCTTGGGGAAGGCATTGGCCCCACGGACGCAGGCATCGATGGAGGTGAGCCAGTGCTCCGGGAACTGCCCCGCCTCGTCGGCGAACCAGATGTCGTACTCCGCGCCCTGGTACTGGCCCAGGTCTGTATCCGCGGCGCAGTAGCCGAACCAGATGGTGCTGCCCCCCGGAAAGCGGAAGCACTTGTCCGAGGAATTGTACTGGGCAACACCGTTCAGCAGCCCCTGGAGCGGCACAATGTGGTTGTTTAACAGCTCCCGATAGGTCTTTCGGGTAATCAGAATCTTGATCCCCGGGTAGCGAAGGGCCAGCAGTATGGCCTTCCACCGGACGAACCAGCTCTTTCCCCCGCCCCGGGCCCCGCCGTAGCCCACATAGCGGTGCTTCTCAAGCAATGCCTGCCGCTGCTTGGGATTGGGCTGCGGCATAATCAGTTTTGTATTTGTTTCCATGCATTCCTCCAATTTCCGTATTTCATTGCGCCGCAGGCGCCTTGGCTTCTCCCGGGGAGAAGCTGTCGAGTGAAGCGAGACTGAAGAGGAATGCGGGCAGTAATCTACCCATTTCGGCTTTTTATCAGGCTTCCTCCCGTAGTTACCGTATCGCCATTCCTCTTCCGTCTGCCCTTTGGGCAGCCACCTTCCCCCCGGGGGAAGGTTTTTTACATGGCATATTCCTCCGACTCCCCTGCCAGCGTCACCGTCACAGCCATATCCCCCGCCTGGGTGAACTGCCGCTCTAAGTTCCGGATCTTGGCCTCCTGCTCCCGGATGTCCAGGGGATAGCGCACCATCTGGATGTCCCGGATGTCCTTCAGCGCCCCGGTGAGGATCTTCAGGTCCTTGCAGTCCACCCTGCCCCCGGCCTCGAAGGTACGCTCCTCGGTGGTGACTTCGGCATCCTCGGTCCTGCGCTTGGTCCGGGTGACGACCTCCCGGAAATCCAGCTCCTCCACAGCCTGGTTTAGCTTTTCCAGAAGCCGCCGGGCAGCCAGGTCAATGGTCTCCCGAATCTCTGTGGGCACCGATTCTCCACCCTGCCGCAGCAGGTTCCAGTTCTCCCGGGTGGCCCGGCGCTGGAGGGTGGAATAGCTGATGCCGTTCTTCTTCGCGAGAGATCGAATGCTGATGTCCGAGGTAATATACTCTTTTTTAATCCTGGTCCAGTCCATCGTCCTCCTCCTTGGGCTGGAGCCAGCTG